TGCATACCAAAAGAAGTTACTTCATTAGAATTAGTATCAACTTGTGCAAAACCTGCTTCGTTTGATGGGTCTGGTTGTCCTATACCTGCTAAACTTGCTATTAAAGCTAATGAACCTAATACTGGTGCAGCTGCTTGTGCAGCATCACCAAATAAACCAAATCCAGATAAACCTGCTGCTGTTCCTAAAGTGTTTCCAACATTTGCATCATCTACCATATCAGCAAGTGATAATAAACCACCAACACCTGATAATGCTTCTCCTACACTAATATTAGTTAAGTCATCAATATAATCCGAACCTCCTAATGCGTTTAAATTTGCTCCTGTTCCTGCTGTTAATTCTGTATTTAAAAAATTACTTAAAGGATTACCACCAGTTGTTGTTAAATTACCAGTAGCACTAGCAATTTGTTCTGCAGTAGGATTCATAGCAGATATATTAACAACTGCATTTCGTAAAGCTGCTGTATCTGCAAAAGCTGCTGCATTTAAACCTAATGATGCTGCTTTTTCTAATAATAAATTTGGATTTCTTTCATAAAAATCATTAATTTGTCTTTGCGCTTCAGCACTTAAATTACTATCTAATATTTCACCTGTATCTAAATTAACTGAACCAGTTTGACCAGTTAATGCAAAATTATTTAAACCTGATGCTACACCACTAACTAAACTCGTATTATTTAAAATTTCACCTGTGTCTATGCCTACATCTTCAATTTTTTTATCAGATGCTGTGTCAGATGCAATATTTGTTGTACCAGTTAAAATTTCACCTGTGTCTATGCCTACATTTTCTGTTGGTGTTCCACCAGTATTAAGACCTGTATTACTAATAGTAGTTGTAACATCTGTTACATTGGTGTCTGTTCCAGCACCGCCTGTATCATCAGGTTTAACTGCATCATAAATTTCTTTACCTAACAAACCAGCACCAATTAACTCCGCAGCATTTACTGATGTATCTATTGTTCCATCACCTCCTACAAGACTACCAAAAAAATTAGCATCATAAGGTAATGGTTTATAAACATTCATGTTAAATGTGTCAGGACTTACTGCAAAACTTTGCTGAAAATCACTTTCAAGTGTTGGGTACTGATCTAACATATCCATAACAACTTGTGGTCTTTGTTGCATAACATCTAAATCTGACAATGTGTCTAATACAGGTGTGTTTTGTAACAATCCTTGTTGTGGTACAAAGTAATTAGGATTATTTAATACAGGTTGAAAATCCTGCATAAAACCTGAATAATCTACTTGTTGCGTTAATGGTTGTGCAGCATTTAAACCAGCAAGTATTTCTAATGTTTCTTCGTCCATTAATCAACTCTCGGTAAATTAGTAGATGGCTTACCACCCACTTGTTGTTCAAATCCTCTTAATTGTGCTTCATAGCGTAATTCTTCTTGTCGTATTTGCATCTTCATTTGCAATTCTTCTCGTTTTAAAGCTAATTCTGCATCTTGTTTTTGTTTTTGCAATTCTAATTCTGCTTGAAATTTTTGCTGTTCAAATTGCATCTTCATTTCTGCTTCGCTTGGTGGTGGTGGTTGTTGTGGTTGTGGCGGTGTATCTTCTGGATTTTTAAAAAATCTTGACGCATCTTTGTAACCAGCCATACCAGCAAGTTCTGCTAAAGTATTACGATATTGTTGTAAACTCACTAATGGATTATCAACGCCAGTTTGCAATAATATTTGTTCTTGTTTTTGTGCCATCTGTGCTAAAAACGCCATTTTTTCGCTAGTTTGACCTGAACCTAATCCAACATTAACAGATATATCGTATTCATGTTTCCAGTTGCTAGGGTCGATTGGCACAAATTTATTGTTTAATCGCATTATTTGGTCTTTTTTGCCATGATGTAAACATAGAGTTAAAATTAATTGAAACAGTTGTTTTACGCCAGTTTCCGCAAATACTCGTGCTATCATTTCTATTTTACCTTGTGCTGCAGACATTTGAGCTGCAACTGCAGTAGCTGTTGTACTTTGTAAAGCATCAGCATCTAAACCCATTGATGCTTTAGATAATCCTGTTCTTTGTTCTTTTATGTTGTCAAGATATTCTAACAAATTAAAAGCGTTTTGACCGATAAGTTGTGGTTGTAATGGTTGTAAAGCATTTGGCTGACGCACACGCACAATACCACCAGCTCGTGTATTTAATAAATCATCAATATTTACTTGCCCCTCAACCGCAGCTACACGCACATTGTTTGTCATGTAAATATTGTCAAGCAGTTGTCGCATAACTGTTGACTTAATCATTTGTATATCCATTATCAGTTCTGCAACACTACGACCTACTAATCTATGTGGCATAAGTATTGGTGATAAACACGCAAAAGGTATATGGTCAAATGTATCATTCTCAACAATTTCAAAACCTGAACCTAGTGCAACAACCCTGCGTAGCTCGGCAATACCATCACCATCATAATCTGCTTTAATATAGGCCTCTGTTACTAATACATCACGCATAGACATATCAGAACTATCAGTATCAGAACCAGATTCAACATCTTCAAAACGATTTTGTACTTCTTGGTCAAAATCTAATTCTGTATAACCAGCATAGCGTTCAACTGTTTCTCTGTCGTAACCCATTTGTATAAGGTCACTTACTTTCATTGTTGTTCTATGTGCAACAAAATCGGCTTCTTCAATAGATGATGCTCTTTTATTTACTAAAAATTCTTCTGGTGGCACATTATCAACTTTTATCATACCACCATACATAGTGCGTTTTATTTTGACATCATGGGTAACATTATAGTCTGATATAGGCATACCCATTTCATCAATACTTTCCTCACCATATTCTTCTGTACTTTGTTCGATAACTTCAACATTTTCATCTTGTAACAATAAAGTTAATTCGTCATCAGATAACCCTGTATATGTTTCTTCTTCTATGTCTTGTGTTTCGTCAAAATAGACTTTTACAACACCTAATTTTTGTAATAGAGCATCTTTAAAAAAATTATGTAAGATTACAAAACCATCATTTTGACAATTAATAACATAATTGACATAAGATGTTGCTTGTTTTGCACCCTCCACATCTTCTTCTTGACGCGGCATAAACTCAACATAGTTATCTGTCTGCGTAAAAGTACGCATGAGGCTTGGCATGATGTATTCGACTGTATCTCGTACATCAGTTGTAACTATCTCAGAGCGTCCATCAATCTCATTACCAAAAGGCTCGCCTAAGTAATATTTCATAGCGTCCTCTCTTTGATTAGAAAGCTCTGTGTTTGCGTAACCAGTTGCTCCTTGTATTTCAGAGTTTAGTTGCGAGACTAATTCATCTTCTGTCATTTTTTTTGGTTCGTGTGCCATTCTTTGCCTTTAATGTTTCTAGTTCTTTTTCAACTTTTTCAAGTCTCTCTTCTACTTCTCTGAGTTTGAGTGCCATTTGTGCAGGTGATGCAATTAGATTAGCCATTATTTTTTAAATCTGAATCCTCTTTTTCTTGTTCCTGCATCAACTTCATTTCTACCAGTTTTTCTTTTTATTTTAGTCATTGGTTTTGGTTTTTTCTTACCAAACCCGTGAAATTTACTGCCAGCTGTTCTTCTACCTTTAAATTTTAACATTTTATCTCCTAGTAAGGCTGAGTTCTTTGTTTATTGACCCTGTCTCTTTTGAATTGTTCTGCTCTTGATATAGTTTTGCGTTTTATTGGACACATTCGGTTAGCAGGAATCCTACTACCATCAGGACATATTTTCATTGGCATCCTT